CTCTATCAGGATAGAAAGACCTTGTTGGTCCAGACATATCCTTTAGCATTTGAAAGCAGTCTATCCATTCTACACCATTTTCAGGATTTTTTACCAAACATTGGAACTTAAATGTAGATCCATGCTCTCCAGCTATTTTAATAAAGTCTCCCTTATTTATTTCATGACCACTCTCAGTAATCATTGAATACTTTCTTTGAAAACGATCTTTGTAAACAACTTTTCTTTTAGCCACGCTTTTTTGCCTTCTTTAGTAATAGGTATCCAATTAAATCATCTTCATCATTGTCACCTGCATATAACTTCTTATTCTTAATTCTATTTAATTTATCATCAATACGAACATTTAACTGTTCCATGTCATCTGCATTGCTAAAAATACGAATAGGGTTAAGGGCAGAGTTGCCATAGGCTACATTCTTTTCTAGCAGCATTTCTGTAATATCTAAACATGCAGCAAGAATATTATATCCAGCTGGGGCAGTCTTAGAAAGTTCAATAATCTTTTTAATCTTTTCTTCATTCTTATTTACATAAAATGCTTCTGACGGATACTCAGCCATTACTTCCTTCTACTCTTTCTTAGTCCAAACTTGCCAAGATAGACGTAGATAGTCTCAACAGAAACACCGCACTCTTTTGCAATATCCTCTGGAGATTTTTTATCTAGCAAAAATCTTTTTCTTAGCCAGTTTTCATTAGTGTACATTTTCATAATATCATTATATCCTTTATAAGTCAAGTTTACTTATCTTATTCCAGTTGTTTGTTGCATACCATCCAATAGCAATTGCATCTGCAACATCATTATCATTTACATCAGTCATAAACTCTATGTTAACAAGTCTAATAGTTCTATTCTTTCTAAACTCTCTTTCCTTGTTTTTATACCAGGAGTCTGACTTTCCAGGAGTCTCTTTTCTTAACTGAGTTTTCTCTTCTTTTGTTAGTACCTTGTTACCAATCCAATTTTGCCAAGCAACTGGGACACAGGGGTATATGTCTTTTATACCATTTATATATGCTGCACTAACAATAGCTCCTTGTGCAAGAGCCAACTGCATTGAAGTCTTTGGAGAGTTTGCAAAAATAGTATTTTCAATTACCATAGCATCAACATCAAAGTCTTTTAATATTGGCGTTAGCTTCTTACATGCATCACCAGCTTTTTTATAATGATCGTTACCAGTAAAGTTAATCTTTCCAAACTTTACTAAATTATTATTTTCAAATATGGCAAATGCAGCAGAGGTAGAAGAGGCATCTACTGAAATAAATCTTTTAGGCTTACCAATATCTTTCCAACTACTTTTGCTCATAATCAAAAAATCCTTTTATATCTTTTAGAGTTTGATCAAGTTTTCTTTTACTCATCATACATCCATTACAAAAACCAATATCATTATAAATACTAATCTCTATGCCACAACCACCAGCACATTTTCTAGACTTAGTGGCACGAGACTTAACCTTTGAAACTTTGTATCTTTGCATAATCTTTTCCTTAGTTGCAGTAGCCCTGCACTCAGGTGAGCAATATATCTGATTCTTATTATTGCTTTCAAATTGATTATCACATAGTTTACAAAATTTACTCAAGATCTTTCCTTGGCTCTATCTTAATATCACCCTTTGGCTTTGTACGGCAAACAGTTTCGAAATCACAACCTTTGCAAACCTTAGAGTTTGAACGATAAGGATTTTCAGGAAGGAGACCATCGTCAGATGCCTTCTTTACCTGTCTCATCCAATCAAAGAAATAATTAATAAACTCTTTATAATGCTCACTCAACTTAACTGGGAACATTGAAAGTTCATGACTATTCTTTGATTCATAAATAAGGAATGCAAAACTCTTTTTAAGAATCTTCATGTAAATCAAAAGCTGTTCAACATGATACTTTCTTGCCTCACCCTTAACATTTAGATAATGAAAAGAATCTTCATTGAGTGTTTTAATTTCAGTAAGAATGTCCATTTCATTCCACTTAATAATTGCATCTGTTCTACCAGAAATAGGTGGATCTTCATATGCTAAACGCTCTTCGTTTGTTACAAGGATGCCAGCAGACTCCATAGCTTTTTCAATACGACCATGACGATCAGTACCACTATCCATATTTGCTACAGAATACCAGTCTGTTTTTACATCAGACTCATTACCCTCAAACCAAAGATACCAGAACCTTGGACACTTACCTGCCCCATAGGTTAGGGTAGATGGGGTAAAACTATCTCTTTTCTTAAAAGAGGATTTTCTTTGTAAAGCATATCCTTCTTTAATCTTATCAACAATCTCTTGACTATTGATTAAATTCTCTTCACTCTTTTTTGGTTTTTCAACCAACTTATTAATAAGGCTCTTAGCCATTGTTAATCCTAACTGCATATTTTAATGCGTCCACTAGTCTATCCGTTGCTTCTTTAGCTGAATAGTATATATTCTTCTTTGCTCTTTCATCTTTCTTAACATTAGTATACCAGGAAGCGAGCATTGCAAATTTAGCAGAATATGCTTGTAGCTTTACAATTAGTTCAACGCCTATTGATGCTGGAACATCTGGCTTTGAAATAAGCTTTGCAACTAAGGCAAGAGTCTGAGTCAACTCTTCATCTTGCATGTGTTCAGATATTTCATTAAATCCATTTACCTGATTTAGTAAATCAACTGTTGTTTCCATTGTTCCTCAATTCTTCAAAGACTTCCCATTCAATTACAGCAAGTCTAACTTTTTTATTTCCTTCTCCAATTACTAGCATTAGTGCAGGGTTTTTTGACCTATCCACTTTCAAAGTATCTGTAACAATCTTAGCCCAATTGTCCTGACTTATAGAAAATGATTTACTGTATTCTTTTACGTCAACAACAAATTCATCATCAGATCCGTCTGCCTTTACAGCACCTCTACCAGAATTCTTGTGGGCTTTTAATCCTGCTCTTTTTAGTTCCGCACGTTCACTCATTAGTATCCCTTAATATTAAGATTAACTTTTGACAAGTGCTTTTTAGAACATAGCCATGTTAAATCCATAGTTGTGTTCTTGTAGAATCTAGCTATTAAAACTGGCTCTTTGCATTCATGGCAAAAGAACTTGCCTCTAAATTCAGAAAAATCTTTAGCCATCTAGCTTTGCCTCTAAGTCAGAAATTCTTTTAGGATCTTCTTTTAGCCATTCAATAACCTTTGCTCTGCCCTGTAGTCTTTCTTCTCCTACAGTGTACCAAGCTCCACCCTTTTGAATAGCACCAACAAGCTCTGCGGTATCAACTAAGTCTGCAACCTTGTCTACACCCATATCGCCTTCTCCATCAAAGTAGAAGTCGTAAGAGCCAGCAACAAAAGCAGGACCAGTCTTGTTAAAGTCAACATGCCAGTTAACAACACGACCAACCTTTGACTCAATTACTTTATCTCCTGAAACTATCTTACCTTTAATTGCCTGATTGTCAGATTCGCTTGACCAAAGTTTAACAATAGTGCTGCTAAAGAATTTAACAGCATGACCACCAGTAGGCTGATGCGATGCAAACATAGCACCAATGTTATTTCTTTGTTGAGAAATTAAAACAAGTAGGGTTGGCTTTTCATTATTATTAGCATAGTTAAGCATTTTTACAGCATTAGTCATGTCTCTTGCTTCTGCACCAATTTGTTTTGTATTTTCTAGCTGCTTTAACTCTTCAGAATCTTTTTCAAAGTAAATAGCAGGAAGTAAGGCAGAGATTGAATCAACAATAAGAATATCTACTCCAGCCTTCATTAGCTGAACCCCAACATCAACCATCTCATTCATACTTCTTGCATTTGAATAAATTAGTTGCTCTACGTCAACACCAAGCTTTTTAGCCCACTCTGGATCAAAAGATGCTTCTGCATCAATCCATGCACAGACTTTTCCTTCTTTTTGAGCCTCACCAATCATTTGAAGACAGAAAGAAGATTTACCTGCTGACTTATTTCCCCAAATTAAAACTTGTCTACCATAACCAAGTCCACCCTTTAATGCATTATTAAGACTAATGCTTGGAGTCTTTTGTTTAGTAATCTCAATAGTGTTGCCACTAGTAATCTTCTTACGAAGTTTTGGATCTAACTGAGAAAGAAAATCATCAATATCTATTTTTGTCATGCTAGAACACCGTGCATGTTTGGTCTTTCTGAATTATACTTAGCTTTGTCTAGCAAGTTTTCTTGCAAAGACTCGCTTGTGTATCCATCTTCTACAAGACCTGCATATAGGTCTAGTGTTCTAATAATAATGTCTGCTAATTCTCGTACAACAGCACGATCACCCTCACTCTTACGCAAAGCTTCTGCTACTTCAGCAACCTCAGTTGTGACCATCATTAGCTGCTTAAGATAAAAGATAATTCCATTATTATCATCCCAAAAGCCTTTTTCCTTTGCAGTACTATGCAAACTGTTTGCTAAATCATCTATATTAATCATTAATTTACCTCTTTCAATGTAATAGTTCCTTCTTTTGTTTCACCAAAATTAATTTTTGCTACTTTTCCAGGCTGACACTTCATATATCCAGTTGAAAACATAGTTGGAAATACTGTAACAGCAGTCATTTCTCTTGAACTATCAGCAACAATCATGTTAGCCATTCTTTTTCCAGCCTTAGTAACTCTAGGAGTAAATGATAGCACAAAGTGCTCGTCATTTGCAAACGGAATTTGCTTATAGTTTAAAAACTTTATAAGAGGATTATCCTTATGATCTTTTAATTCATCAATTGGAATAGCTTCAGAAATTCTATTTGCACCTGCAAGAATTAAATATGTTCTACCTGGTTCAATCTTAGTTTCTTCATCATCAAAGATTCCAATAACTCCAGTAGAGTCCATAATTTCTACTCTTGACCAGCCTTTTCCACGCTTAATATTTTTTGCAATACCAAGAAGTACAAAAACATTTTGCTCGTCAAAATCTTCTACAAGATCTATGTATGCATAGTAATGCTGTGGCACACTAGTGTTTAATTCTGGAAGATTTAGATACTCATAAAGATTTTCTCTAACCTTTGTCTCGTCTCTTGGATTATCTTCAAATGTTAAAGCACCAACTAGGTCTAATGCTTCAACTGCTCTTGAGTTAATTCCACTACCCTTTTGACCTGCAAACTTTTTAAACTGCTCTTTTGACTCAAATGGTCTTTGAGCAATAATTTTATTTGCAACACCTTCAGATAGCCACTTGATAGCAGCAAGACCAAACCTAATGCCCTTGCCTTCAATTTTAAAGTCTGAGTCAGATTCATTAATATGAGGAAGCTTTAAAGATAGCCCCATACGCTTTGATTCAATCAAATACTCAGTACGAGTGTCACTATCTTTTTCGCTCTTTAATAGAGAGAACATAAACTCAATTGGGTAGTGATACTTTAGCCAAGCAGTCCAATAAGATAGTGTTGAGTAAGCAACAGCGTGAGACTTATTAAAAGAGTATCCTGCATGTGCTTCAAAATCATGCCAAAGATCTTTTGCTCTGATTCCAATATGCTTTTCTGCATTGCTAACAAACTTATCTTTAAATATGTCAAACTCTTTAGCATCTTTTTTCTTACCAATAATTTTACGAACTTTATCCGCTTCTACCATTGTCATTCCACCAAGAACTACACAAGCTTGCATAACCTGCTCTTGATAAAGAACACATCCATAAGTATCTTTTAGATATTCATTCATGGATGGGTGAACATATTCAACCATTTCTCTACCGTGCTTACGAGCAATATATGACTTTCCAATTGTATTCATAGCACCTGGTCTTACAAGTGCATTTGATGCAACAAGTTCATCAAAATTACTTACCCTCATTTTTACCAAAAGGTTTGTGTATGGAGTTGCTTCACACTGAAAAACACCCTTTGTACGACCCTCAGAAAGCATCTCAAAGACTTTTTTATCGTTTAAAGGTATTTGCTTTAAATCAATATCAATGCCGTGACGTTCTTTAATTGTTTTAATAGTCTGATCAATTACTGTCAAAGTCTTAAGACCAAGAACATCGAGCTTAATCAGCCCAATTTCTGCAGCCTCTTCCATATCAACTGCAACAACAGGAATCCTATCTTTACTTCCTGGTGCTACTCTAGTTTCAAGTGGTGCATATTTAAAGATTGAATCTTTTGCAGTAACAACACCAGCAGCATGAATACCAGTTCCTCTGATTCTTCCACGAAGCTGCTCTCCATACTTAACTATTTCAGGATACTTCATTCTAAACCATTGTGCATTTGTAGACCTTGTAAAGTCATCCCAACTATCCACACCTTTTAATACTTTATTAACATCGTTAAGAGGAATATTAAATGCTCTTGCAACGTCTCTTACAACACCCTTGTCTTTGAATTCAAGGAAAGTTGCAATAGAGGCAACATTTTTATATTCACGTTCTAAGTATGCCTTAACTTCTTCTCGCCTATCATCTGCAATATCAGAATCAATATCAGGGAAGTCATTACGATCTGGATTAATAAATCGGAAAAACAATAGTCCATACTCAATTGGATCAATGTCTGTAATTCCTAATGCATAGCAAACTAAAGAACCTGCAGCACTACCACGACCAGGACCAACCATAATTCCTTGTTGCTTAGCCCAGTTAAGCATATTATGAACAACTAGAAAATAGGGTGAAAAGTTTTTACTCTTAATAATATCAAGCTCTTCATTAATTCTATCCATGTAAACTTTGTTTTCAGTAAGACCCTTTTTCTTTAAACCAGCCAAAGATAGGGCTAGTAGTTCATGGTCTGGATCTTCAACAGTAATTGGAAGCAAATCTAAATCGCTTTTAATTTCGTACTCTTCAACTTTGTTTGCTATTTCAACAGTATTTTCATAAATGTCTTCACGCTTAATGCCCTGCTGTTGCATTGCTGATTTTATTTCTTCATATGAAAGCAAGTGAATGTCAAAGGTTCTAAAACTCATCATTCTATCTTCACCATATAGATAGTCAAGGCGTTTCATTGGATCTTCAATCTTTGAAGCCTTGTCAAATGTAGCTTCTTTGTTAAGCTTTGCATGTGTATTAAGAAGCAACATCATTTCTTGAATTACCTTTTGGCTCTTGTCAGAGTGATGACAATCAGGTGTTACTACTGGCTTAACATTATAGGTATCTGCCATTTCCAAAAGTTCTTTATTTAATTCAGCAGGATTATGTGGCATGACTTCTACATAAAAATCATCTCCAAAATTTTCTTTAAACCAAGTCATATGTTTCTTTGCAGCAGCATATTCTTTATACTCAATTGCTTTTGCAAGAAGTCCACTCATACATGCTGAAAGAACAATAATTCCTTCTTTATACTTGCCTAGTATTTCAAAATCAATTCTTGGCTTCTTGTAATAGCCTTCAGTCCATGCTAGTTCATTTAACTTATTAAGATTTTCTAAACCTTTATCATTTTTTGCAAGAAGAACTATGTGATTATAAACCATGTCAAGTGGGTCAGTTCTTTCAGACTTGTCTCTATTGTCAAATCTGTCTGCAGTAATATATCCTTCTATACCAAGAATTGGCTTTACACCATTTGCTTTTGCAGCCCTATACATGGGTCTATGACCAGACAGAACGCCATGGTCAGTTACAGCAATAGCAGGTAATCCAATTTGAGAAGCACGTTTTGCATACTCTTCTGGAGTTGCAACACCATCCATAAGGGAGTAGTGTGTATGAACGTGTAGTGGAACGTAAGTCATTATAACCTTTCAGTTGTATAGGGTGGGGGAGTACTTCTCCCCCACCGCATTTACCAATCTACAGAAGTAGATACAGATGGATTGTCAAAGCCAAGATAGAAAGACTCTTGTTCAGCGTAAGGAACTTCTCTTACGACTGCTTCAAGGTCTGGTACTTCATGCTTAGACCAATCAAACTTTTCTTCATCCTGCTTAATTGGAATTAGAATATAGGTTGTTTCAGTTCCCTTACCATTTCGCTTTAGCTTCCAGGTCATATTTGAAAGGCTTTGCGAGTCTTGAACATATTCACGAATTGTATCAAATGTTGCAGACTTTGCTACACCCATACTCCATACAGCGATATATGGATCATTTACTCCGTCATCAACTAGAACATTGATATAGAAGCGTAGACGTGATCTCCATCCAGCCTTCATGTCTTTTCTGTGCATTTCACAACCAAAGCAACGACCTTCGCTTTCAGCAGAACAGGCTGCCTTACGCTTGTAGTCTTTTGGATTTGTGTGCTCAGAAACAACAATGGCAAGACCATTCTTTTCGTCATAGCTTGGGGAGTCTCCATCAAGTTCATTTACAAAACGAACGGATACACTCTGATTATCTTCTAACTTAAGCCACGTTACTCGTGGACCATTATTTTCGAACTTTGGCTTATCTAGCATTGCTTCGATATTCTTTAGCCCTTTTACAATTGCCATAATTTTCTCCTAATATTTTGTCCTATACATGGACAGTTGTTCTATTGTAACACATTAGCCACAAGATCGTCAAACTGTGACACAAACTTTTTTAACTCTTCATCTGATAGTTCTGATACATCTTTTACTGATTCTGGAAGACTTGCATTTATTGCACTTGATCCAAGAATGTTGGATAGTTTTTTAGCCATCTCTCTTCCAGCATCATCGTTGTCTCCTAAAATAATTACATTATTAAAATACTGTTTTAGAAGCTCCCTCTGTTTACCTGACACAGATGCTCCCAAAGTGGCTACAGCATGTGCTCCTACTTGCTCTAGACGTATTGCATCAAAAGATGACTCTACAACAAATACCTTGTCAAATCTTTTTGCTCTAAATAAATTAAACATTGTTTTTGCTTTTGGAAGCCCTGGAGTATTCTTAAATTCTTTACCCTCTACAGATCTACCAACAAATCCTAAGCACATTCCATCTGGAGAGTGCACTGGTATTGTAACCATGTCTTGAGACTCAGAGTATCCAAGTAGATACCTTTCAACACTGTCTTTTGTAATTCCTCTACCAAGATAGTAGTTTGCAGCCCTTTGTGAATTTAAAGCAGAAACATTTAATCTTTTGATTAATTCATTATCAAACTCTACAAATTCAGGCTTCTTATCAAGTTTTGATTCAAGGGCTTCAATAAAGTTAGCACTATCTGATTTAGATGCAACCATTCTTGCAGATTCAAAATATGATCTTTTAGTTACATGCATAATTACTTCAATAAGTGAATGGGATTCTTGACATCCAAAGCAGTAAAACAATCCGCTTTCTTTTGATATTTCTGCAGCAGGTGATCTATAATTGTTATGATAAGGACAAAAAATTATGAAGTCAGATTCTACTTCATATACTACATCTATACCTGCAGCTAACAGACTTCTTCTGACTTGATCTTCTGAGTAGAAGTAGCCATCACTGGCTTGTTTTTGTCTATCCCTGATATACACTCTGCTGTTCTCTTTCCTACATATACGCCATATATTGATATTTCAAAATTAAATGTCTTACCATTATAACTAATAGTAAAGTCTGTGTCAATATCATACCTTGGGACATAGCCATCAGATCTCATTCCAGCAACAATCATGTTGTAGTACTGCTCTTTTAGTCTTACAATATGGGAATCGTCATAAATCTCACCATCAAGGCTAAATCTTTTTATTGACTTATGAGCGTACATACCATCAATTATAGCAATGGAATTAATTAACTTGCCTCAAAATCCTTATAAATAAAGCGACCTGAATCAAAATCAATGTCTACCATAAATTCTCCACAGAATCCATGACGGTTTTTTCTAAATATACATTCAAGAATTGTGCTACCAGTAGCACGACCAAGGGCTAGAACCCAGTCAGCATCATAGGCTAACTGCTTAGACCAAGCAACTTGACCAAGTGAAGGAACACTATTCATGTCAGTTGCATCATCTGGAGTTGCAGAAGCAATTGCAATTATTGGTACTTGCGAAGAAATTGCAAGAACTTTTAACTCTCTTGATATATTCTTAATTTTTACAACTTCGTTATCATTTCCTTGATTTGAATTCATTAACTGAATATAATCAATAAATACTACATCTGGGGAATACTGATCAATCTTTCCTCTAACTACAGAAGGTGACACATCTCCAAGACCGTCATTAGACACAATATAAAATGGTGGCATATCTTTTAAGTGCTGCTTAGCCCAGTTTTCAAATCCTTCAATATCAATTAGTCCAGCACTCAACTTTCTGTGGGAAAAATATCCTTCAGCCATAATTGTATATACACGGTTTCTAACTTCCTTCTCTGTCATTTCAAGAGATACAATTAGCGGTTTCTTTCCAGCTTTCCAAGCCTGTACAGCCATAAAAATAGCCAACCAAGACTTACCAATGGCAGGGTAAGCAAGAAGAATACCAAATTGACCAGGAGTAATGCCACCAGGTAAATAGTTATCAAAACCTGCCAAATTTGTTCTAACACCATGAATTCCTTTCTCACTTAATTCTTTAATGTGTACAAAGTGTGCAGCAGCATCTTCAATATCTGTTGCATCAATATCTCTAACATCAGAACTAATTCTTTTTAAGTCAGATGTTTTTGAAATAATTGAGTTTAGGGCTTCTATTGGTTGATGTTCATTTAATTGTTTTGCACTTGTCATAAGTGCATTCCTTAAATTGTCTTCAAGGAACTGAACCCTTAACTCTTCAAGATGGTGCTTTGTTGTGCCAATCTCACCAACTGGATGAAAGTCTCTAAACTTTTCTACAAGCAAGGACTTAGTTGGAACAGTTGAATTTTGCTCATAATAATTTTTTACAAAATCCCACACATCCTTGTGGGTTCTAAATAGGGTATCTGGGTTTGCTTGAAAAAGCACATGAATCTGCTTATCACTTAAAACTGCAGAAAGTACTTTTGCTTCTAAATCAGACATTATCTACTTAGCCATTCCTTTGCTTGTTCTCTTAGTAGCTTTCTAGCTACATCATCTTCTTCTTTAAGTTTTTTTGCATCATAAATCTTATCAGCATTATTTACCAACCACTTCCAAGTTGGGGATGCAGACACTCCAACATAATACTCAATAAGATCATAACTTTGCTCTATACCATATGATTCAATCAATGAGTCTGCAGCCCACTGTTGAATGTGGATATTTATATTTTCTTCGTTTAGGTTTTTTTCTTTTATTAACTTTTTATATCTAGATATTAGTGCAAAGCGATCTTTCTTATCCGCCACTAGTCCTCTAGTTCTTTCTTAGCTTCTTCAACTTTTTGAATTACCTTATTTTCTACAAACTCATAAACTCTATCAAGAGCCTGTTCTGTATTTTCTCCATTACGCACAAAATCTGTAATTCCTAAATCAATCCTAAGACTTTGAAAATTTCCAAGATTTAGTGTATATCCTAGTGTTACTGAAACATTTGTTGTTTCTGACATTTTGGTCTCCTACCATGTCTCTTCTTGCCAAGTCGGAATGAAACGCCCATCCGATGTCTTCGTATAAAGCATTATAGCATCTCCCATTCTAGAACGCAAATCTTGCTCTGTTAGCACATTTCTAGGAGTAACCTTACCATCTTTTCTTGGTCTACCACCATGTATTGTTGCCATAATGTCCCTAATTTCAAAAATATGATCTTCAGAATAATATGCATTAATTTGAAAACCTCTTTCTCCACCAATACTATCACCAATTGGCTCAGGAATCAAACCTCTTGCAATAAGTCTTTGAAACTGAACTCTTGACCTATTTAAAATTCTTGCAGTGTTTGCAATTGTATAAGCCCTTTTTCTATGTTTCTTAAAATCAGAATACAGCATACCCTGCTC